CAGGGTCCGCAAGTGGACCGCGCGACGACTGGCCGACGACGGATGCGGAGATTTTCGCAGACGTGACACGGCGCAGAGCCTGACCGCGGGAAGCGGCACCTTGCGCCGTCGTGAGGTAAACGACGATGGCAACGACAGCACCGGCAGTAATGTCGAATATCCAGAACAACAATAAACTTGTTCAATACACAACCGAGATAAATAGAGAATACGTCCGGGAGAACTTGTTCTCACCTTATATGGGAACGGACGCGACCAGTATCATTCGCCTGCGTAACGAGGCGAAGAAGGGCGGCGAGCAGATCAACTTCCCGATGGTGGGCTCGCTCTATGGGCCGGGAACTCCGGCTACGCTCGGTGGTCCGACGCAAGCCTTCGGGGTTATGAAGCTCACAGGCCAAGAGGAGCAGATCGACAACTACGGCATGCGGGTCTGGATCGACTGGGCCAGGAATGCCGTAGCGACGAATGACGCGGAGGAGCAGAAAGACAGCGCCGATGTCTTTGGCGAGGCCAAGCCGCTCCTGAGTGATTGGGGCAAGAGCTTGCAGCGCGACGAGATCATCCTTGCGATGATGAACCTACCGTCTGCTACGGCTCCTACTAACCTCGGCAGCACGGATACGACTGGCCTTCTCAATGGGCGCGTGAATGGCATTCCGTTTGCGACGGACATCACGGCGGCGACATTGAATACGTGGGTCAGCGACAATGCCGACCGCGTGGTGTTCGGCAATGCGATTGGCAACACCTACGCCTCGCCGGGCGTGGCAAATACCTTCGCCGCCGCGATGGCGTTGGTTGACACGACTGCCGATACTCTCGTGCCGGCATCGGTTACGTTGATGAAGTATCGAGCGAAGACTGCGGTGCCGAAAATCCGCCCCTACACGACTAGGGACGGGCGTGAGTATTATGTGATGTTTGCCGGGTCGGCGAACTTTGCCACGCTGAAGATGGCAATGAACAGCGTCGGGACGGCGGGAACCGTGTCGGGCATCAATCTCTATGCCCGCCCGCGTGAGGAGAACGGCTACGGCGGAGCGCCGAATAATCCGCTCTTCCAGGACGGCGACCTGATGTACGACGGGGTTATCATCCGGGAAGTGCCGGAGATCGATAACTTCGTCACGGCACCGTGGAAACTGCATGCTGCCGGGGCCGGCACAAGCCGCACCGCTCCAGTGTTCCTGTGTGGCCAGCAAGCGGTGATGATGGCTTGGGGGAAGATGGCGACCCCGACCTTCCGCGATGAAACGGACTATCAATTCATCCGCGGTGTGGGTGTAAAGATGTGTTACGGCGTCGCGAAGACTTTCCGCATTCCAAGGGCCAACTTTACTTCTCCTGGCACTAAGCTGGTGCAGACGGGAATGGTAACCGGGATCTTCTCTGCCGCTACTCCGGTTTAGTGGATTGAAGCAACAAGAGGCGGTGGCGCGTTATACCGCCGCCTCTTTCTCTGAGGCTGGAGGGTAAGAACATGGCATCAAATATCACCTTCGTTGGCGGCCCAGGGGCTACCGACGTTGAAACATTTAACTGGGGCGGTCTGGATTTTGCCAAGAACACTCCCGTCCTCGTCGATCCCGACGCTGCGGAGACGGCAGAGATGCGGCGTCATTACGAATACATGATCATCAAGGCCGGCACGCATCCTGCGCTCACAGTCGAGGAGGTGACACCGGCTGCAGGACGGAAGACCAAAGCCAAGGCAAGGGACGAGGATCTCGCTGAGGACAAGAATGGCGATGACGACTTTGCCGACGACTACTTTGAACTGCCCAAAGACTGGCGAAGCATGCACCACAAAAAACTCATCGCGCTCGCCAGGAAGCTCGGCGGTGAGGACGAGGCTCTAGCCACCCGAGACGGGGCGATAGCCTTTATCGAGGAGCGGGTAGCCCTGGAGGGCAATACGCTGCATCTGGAGCATCACTGATGCCGTTCGGCTCGAATACCCGGCGCGACCTGATCGACCAGGTTTTGTATGAGATGTCCCTGGTCGCCTCGGGGCAGCCGGCGGCGCCCGAGGACATCGCGCAGGTCGATCGGGCGATCGAGCCGGCTGTCGCCCGCTATCAGGCTTTGGAAATCCTCGGGGATTTTGATTTCGACAATGTGCCGGACGAATTCCTGACGCCTGTTGCCATCTTCGTCGCGGACACCCTGCTCGACCAGTATGGCATCCCACGCGGGCTGGAGGCTGACCCGTCCGCCTGGAACGCCAAGGTCAAGCGGGCGGCGGACGAAATGCGGGTGATGCGCGCCATGCGACCGACCTATGCCGTGCTGCAAGTGAACTATTTCTAAGCCAATGTCGCCCATCCCATTCCCGCTTGGCTCCTATCCGGGGCGGCGCACGCATGAGTCCGCCGGGCGGCTGATCAATGCCTATGCGGAGCCGCTCGGGCCGGGAGCGGTGGGGGCGGCGAAGATCGTCAGCAGTGCCGGATTGCTGCAGTTCACGGCGGCTCAGACGAATGACGAGCCTCCTGTGCCACTGACGGGCTATCGCGGCGCCATCCTCGTCGGCAGCACGCTGTATGCCGCCTTCGAGGACACGCTTGTTTTCATTGACGAGACGGGCACGGTCACGAAAGTCCCAGGGGATCTTCCTGGCACTGCTCGCGTGCAGTTCTCGCGTAACAACAGGCAGCCCGTGCTTGTTCCTCCTGACCCTATTGGAACCACTTACCCGGATGTGGTCGCCACCATACCGTCATCCTCGTATCTCTGCAGTACGTCCAGCATCACTGGCTTTTCGCCTCCCGACTTGTCGGAGATCACCAACGTCTTCATGGATGGCTATACGTTCTATGCCGACGCTTTCGGCACGATCATGGCGTCGCAGATCAATCGCGCCGACATGTTCAATGCGCTGGATTTCACGAGAGCGCAGGCGAAGGCGGGGCAATTGCGCCGGCTGATTGCCTATGACCAGCACCTGTTCGCGATGTGCGAGACGTGGATCGAGGTTTTCAAGAATGCCGGCATCTCGGAAGGGTTTCCGTTCAGCCGGATAGCGGTGATCAATCGCGGCCTGATCGCTCCCTATGCCGTCGCCGGCTACCAGGATGGGTTCGGCAAGGCGCTCGTGTGGGTGGGGGACGATAATGGGGTTCACATCCTCGACGGTTACACGGCGACCCGCATTTCCACGCCGGACGTGGACAGGGACATCGAAGCGCTCGACGACAAGCTTGGCATCGAGATGAATTGCTACATCACGAGCGGCGCGGCTTTCGTTGTGGTGTCGTCGGCGGAATGGACGTGGGAATTCAATTTGACGACGCAGATGTGGAACGAACGGCGCAGCAAGCTGAAGGACGGGACGACACTCGATCGCTGGCGCGGCACGGGAGACAGCGTCTTCGCCTTCGAGAAGTGGCTGATCGGCGACACGCACAGCGGCAAGCTGCACGAGATCACCTCGGATGCGCGGATGGACGATGATGCGCCCTTGGTGATGCGGATCGAGAGCGCTCCTACGCACGATTTTCCGAGAGGGCTGCTGGTGCCGCGTGTTGACCTGAATTTCGCCCCAGGCACAGGTCGTGCGCCTGGCATCGATCCGATCGAGACGGACCCGCAAGTCATGGTGTCGTGGAGCGACGATGGGGGTTTGCATTGGGGAAATCCGCTTTGGAGGAGCCTTGGACGGCAGGATACCAATCCGGCAATCACGGTCCTGCGCACGGGTCGCACAGCGGCACAGGGACGCCGCTGGGCGCTGGAGATATCTGATCCCTGTTATGTGGCCCTCGTCGGCGGTGACATGACGGTCGAGCGACAGGTGGGCTGATGCCGACCGCCACCTTGGAACTCGCGCCGCTCCCTCCGCCGACTGTCTCGATGTTTGAGCGGCCGGGCATTCTGCGGCGCGAATGGTACATCTGGTTTCAAGGTGTCGATGTCCTGCTGCGCGCGCTTCGAGCGGAAGTCAGCCAGGCCCTCGACGACATCGAAGACCTGACACCCTGAGAGGACATTCTGATGGGACTTGTCGATTTATTTTCTGACCGCAACGAGAAGGCCGCGCGCGACGAGTATACGCAGGGCTATGACAAAGCCCGCAAGAGCGCCTTCGGCAGCCTCGATACCGGCGAGAAAGACCTGCGCGGCCAGTATGGCAGGGCG